TGAATAAATTGATCAAGATCTTCATAAACTTGCATGATGTCAAGAATATTTCCTGGCATTACATGAAGACTTCCCTCATTAATAAACTCTTCATATTTTTGACGCATAGCACTAGGAAGTTTCATCAATGTAAGTTCGGTAATATAACTGCGCGTTTTAATTCCAAATTTTTCTCTTCCAAGGGGAAAGAGGAAAGTAAATGCACAAAAGTCATCACCCTGAGAAAGATCTGCACCAAGTGCACAAGGTATTTGCCAGAATTCTCTGGATGGATGAACAAGAGTTTCTTCGTATGTGAAGAAATATGTATAACCTTCCATTGGAATTCCAAAACGCTTCGCAAGAATATCATTGCGAGATGCAGGAGCTTTTTCAGCTCGTTCAACATCAAGTTGATATGTTTCATAAGAAACTGTTGCACCAAGATTTGGATTTGCTTTTATCCACATTGCGGGATCAGCAACTTCTTCAAGTTCATCTAACTTATAATGCCAAATCGAAACATGCGGTGCTAAATATTCTCCCTTAAGAATATCAGCAAGTTCCATCTTAATTGTATCACCAGAACCTGCTCTCACAGTTCCTTCTGAGCTAACAGCTATAATAAGATAATCTTCTAGTTTTGAAGCTCCCTGCTCAATAGCTCCAACAACATCTTCACGAAGATCACCAGATAACCATTCATCTACAGTAGAAACTTTAGGACGAAGACCCTGTAATTTATTAATTGACATGGGTCGAATTTCAAGTAATGATCCAGTAAGAAAGTTCTCAATTCCTTTTTTGGTAGCTGCTAATTTAACTCTAAGGGCCCGCGACCCGGTTGTATTCTGCAGAGAACCTTCTGTAAGGAATTTGAATAATGGCCCCCGAGATCGAGTAACAGCAGTTCGAATCGGAGACATAACTTCTTCAGCTTGCTTCATCGTTGGAGAAGTAGTAACTTAATGTGTAGTAGATGTATCAACATTAAGAAAATAACTTTGAATCATTGACGCATACATAGATTTAGCTGCGCCACGAGCAACAATTAAATATTGCTTAAGAGTAAGACGTTTCTTAATAAGTCTTTTCTCGTAATGCCCGCCGTGATTATCTTTTGAAGGTATATAAACACTACGTTCAACAAAATAATACCAGCCAAAAACTTGCTCCGCCCAAAGTTTAAATGAATCAAGAAGATGTAAATCAGATCCATCCGTTAAAGTTAGTTCCCCCTCACAAAAACGAATAAATCCTTCAACCGCTTGATCATCATAAAAGATATTAGGGTTGGCAATTAAAGCATCAATTCGATTCATCTCCATAGAAATTTCCCGATTTACAGGGATTTTTCCTTGAAGAACATCCTCACGGAATTGTGCGTAATAAATTGGTACTGCGGTATTTGATAAACTCATACCAACCCTACCTTTTACAAAAGTTAAGCTTCTGGACTAACCCAATCAGTTTCCTCTCGATGCACGTTTAATCGCCATTCTAATTGTGCGATCTGTCTTTCCTGTGAATCAATAAGATATGACGTTGTCGGAGGATCAAAAATATGTTTTACCTGAAGGAAAACATACGATTTTATTGCATTAAATTGATTGTCGTCAGAAACAAAATCATCCCAAACGGCAGATTCATCTTCAATCATAAATCCTTCGGAAGGTCCAACACCTAACTGAGTTAAAGTAGAGAAGGTGGTATTAATATGTGTAATAATATCAAGATCAAATGCTGTATAATCTTCCGCAAGTCCTAAAATTTTCTTGGTACTAATAAGAATACTATCTTCCATTTGCTCTACCTACTCTTTTTGAACTATAAATTATCTGGGCTTTTTTCTACTACGTTTTATAGTAACACCATCGACCCCGTAATTATGAAGCATCCTCGGAATAAGACCTAATATTTTCTTCTTTCTAGCATGATCTGAAAATAGAATTTTCTTATGACCATTAACACTAGTTGCAATTACCCAATACGGCGTTTTCGGAGCTGGATCAGTATGTTTTTCTGGAACATGAAATCCCACACGAAGATTTGCAACTCGATGAGTGGCTCTCATAACCTTATTATCCCAATTACCATCAATGGTATGCACAAGACCTGTATGAGGATCAAAACTTTCGAACATACTAAGATGTCCGCTTCCTTCATTCCAATCGCAACCATCACCAGGAATTAAATCATTAATCGACTTCGCCATACCATGACTTCTTGCCCAATCACCAACTGCATGAGCTGATGGGGAGCGATAAGGAAATGGATGACCGGCTTCTGCCCAACAAGTTAACCAAAAAGCAGCACACCAAGGATAACCTACTCCAGAAACAAAATCGTGTTGTTCAAAAAAATCTACTCCGCCATTAGGATTAGTTCTTTGAATTGGTCCACGATTAGATCCATTTGGAGATTCATGAACACCAACACAATGTCTTGCGTAGGCAATTGCTTTATCGTGATTTGGAAAATTAGTCATTTTTCTCCCAAATTATTGAATACCAAAAACAAATATTGGCATATATGCGGCGAGTACTGTTGCTGGTACTATTGGATCTGGTAAAGGAAGAGCAGTTACTTGTTCCCCCATTCCAGCAGCAATACACGCTGCAATAGAATAATTAGAACGCCACACGTTACCACTTGCCGAGCTTAATGCTAATGCTCCATAATAAAGTCTTCCTGCATCTACTCGAATTGGTGTTGCAAAAGTAAGTTTCTTCATACCAGCAGCAGTCATAGCTGTGGAACCAGATGAGGCAATTCTTTTCTTTGTGTATCCATCACAGAAACCTAAATCATAGTTTCCCGTACCATTAAATGCGATCATCGCAATTGATGTTAGAGTCGCTGGTACTGGGAAAATAACAGGTACATAAAGAGCTTTATTTGCAATAGGCCATGTACCAGTACCCCCCACACCAGAACCATGCAATCCTGCTGCCTGAATATAAGTGTCGGGAATATACGCATCGGGAAGACGTAATTTTTGCATTAGAATGGCACCCTTCCTGCAATAAAACAAATTGGAATAGATGAAAAGATAGATGCAGCAGCCATTCCAGCAAGTGGATCTGGTAATGGATAAGAAGCTGTTGCTGAATCAAAACATCCCAATGCCTGAAGAAATGAGGTAGATAAAACACCATTAGTACTTCGTGCATTATTATTTGTTACACCATTATTAGACATTGCTACAAAATATTTCCCTGGTGGAAGATATGTGTCAGCAACATCAACCCATTGAATTAAACTAGTTCCAACTCTAGTAGTACCTCCTCCAGAAACTTTTCTAGCCCATGCGGAATCATATATACCAATATCACAACCATCGGTCATAGTTCCCGAACCATTATACCAGCCCAATTGATATACTGTAATTCCAGTAAAAATTTGAAATGGGATAGCTACCACATCATTCGCACCAGGCCAAGTAAATGCTGCTGGTGCAGCAAACGAAGGAACCATATTTGCTATCCCAAATTCTCGTGAAGCTGGCGTAAGAATGCGTTCACGAACAGAACCAAAATGATCTGGAAATTCCAGATTAACTACATCAGCAGAAATTGCTTGACCTAAATGAAGTTTTCTTTCAGATGATCGTAACATTACGAAATAATGTTAGCATAGCCATGGATAGTAATAACATTTGCTGCATCACCAGCAGCTTTTATAACTAATCCATTCCAAAGGAATAAATCAGCAACAACAAGAATTAATCCTCCGCCCTTTGGCTGGAGTAAAAGATCAATTAAATCATCTGGACTAGTTGTTCCACCCCAACCAAGTGTCAGCATTCTACCAACTGTGTCGCTATTATATGCAAAAAGTGTAACCAAATCACCAAGACCAGCAGTAGTTGTTGCTGATGCAGTATGAATTGTTGTGCCAGATCCTATTGCTGAGGCCGCAACCTTAATTCCTTTACCATCAGTAGATCCAGATAATTTTTGTCTTTTATATGTGCTCATCCATAGACCTCCATAGCAATTATTGCATTTGAATCTTCATAACCAGCGGCTCTTAAATTAGCCACAGTTACTTTCTTTAACACATTGGAGGCTGCAGTATCAATAAGTGCTAACTCATCCGCATCAATAGGTGTTGTTTTTGCTGATGATCCATGAATACCACCACCAATATCGTATGCACTACCAGCTGTGTCAGAATTAACCTTCTTATAAATCTCAATTACTGTGCCGACTTTAAATTTCTTTGCAGCAGTTTGTGGTATAATTTTTAATCTTGTAAGTGCGGATGTGCTTCTATATTGCGAATTTAAAAGTGCAAGTAAATTCTGAGTTGTTGCCCCTGGATCCCAATATCCAAATTCACCAATAACTGGTTTATAACCAACGGTTCCAGCTGGATTTAAAACTTTTACTCTCGAATAACCAAATGTTGTGGTATTTGCTACACTTGCTCCAGCAGTTTGAAAAACAATAGCGGCCTGAGAATCGCTATTAAAATTACTTC